TTTGACGCACAGCGGAGCTACTAGCAATTTTGGGCCATTTTAACGCCAAGGTGCCGTGAAGACCATATGGTACCTCACTGGGAGATTTCGGAAAACTTTCTTGAGCTTGAAAATTTGAATGGATCCAAAATTCCTATAGAAAATAAAAAACTCCAAAATCTCCCAGTGAGGTACCATATGGTCTTCACGGCACCTTGGCGTTAAATTGGCCCAAAATTGCTAGTAGCGCCGCCTTGCGTCATATTTGCTCGAACGGATCTATTTGCCCGCGCCGAGATCCCATCACCTGGATTCGCACATTGTTCGGTCGCGACCACACCCCACGGCAGATCATAAATCATTTATCGATACAAACCCCGTGCCAAATTGCTCGCGACCATCTGATTTGCCCGCAGATTTATTGCTCGCGAATCACAACATCGACAATGTTTACCGGTCGTCTCATCGCACCCCATCAACACACCGGCACCGAATGGATGCTAACTCGCGAACGTGATGCCGTTCCCGGAGGAATCCTCGCCGACGAACCCGGACTCGGAAAAACAGTCCAAACCATCTACACGATATGCACAAACCGAAATGGTCCGACGCTCGTCATCGTCCCGAAATCGATCAAGTGCCAATGGATCGAGCATGTTCGCGAGTTTTCAGAGCTGACGATGACCTCGTTCACCGGAGACGGGTGTATCGATCCGATCGATCCGACCGATCCGATCGACCCGGCACACCCAGTCTACCGAAACATCGTCGACCACGACGTCACGATCGCGACGTACGAGACCGCCATGCGCTCGAAAATTTTGCCCACGATCACGTTCGACCGTATCGTCCTCGACGAAGCGCATCGAATCAGGAACGGGTCGACCAGGACGCGCCGCGCGATCGATAAATTCAACGCCCGAATCAAATGGGCCATCACGGGGACGCCACTTCTCTCGGCGCCTCGCGATTTCCGGTCGCTCGTCAACTGGGTCGGTGTCGACGCCCGTGTCGGGAGCGATATCCAGACGCTCGCGACGACGTACATGCTGCGCCGCACGTTTGATCAGCTCGCCGGCCAGTGTGAACGACTCCGTCTCCCGCCAAAACGCGTACACGTCCACCACGTCGATCTCAACGTCGACGAGAAGCGCACGTACAACGAACTCGTGCAATACGCCCGCCTCGCTATCCGAGCCGGTGACGAAGCAATCCGCAGCGGCGAGAACCGTGCCGAGATCCTGCAGCACATTCTGGCCATCATCTCAAAGCTCCAGCAACTCGTCGTCTCACCCGAGCTCATTCGAGACATCGTCGAGGACGTGACGTGCTCAATCTTCGGGAACCAGCGCCATACCGAGGCGATGGAAAGCGATACGTGCGCAATCTGCATGGAGACGCCAGGTACGCCGTGCAAAACCGAGTGTGGTCACAAATTCTGTGAGCATTGTCTCGTCTCGGCGTGCTGCGTCTCGTCCAATTGCCCGCTCTGTCGTACCCAGATCACGATGGGATCGGTCGCGAAGCACATCGACTCGGTCGATACGGTGATCCATGGAACGTCCAGCAAATTGGCAAAAGTCGCCGAGCTCATCGCCGCACCCACCGCCAAGAAAGTGATCGTCTTCACACACTTTACAAAGGAAGCTGAACTGGTGGACGACCTCGCCAAATCAATGGGTATTCCAGCCGAGAGCATGACCGGATCGACGCCCGACGCCGACCGTAGTCGCATCGTCGATGCGTTCAATACGACCGAGCAGAAGTACGTTCTCGTATCCAACATCACCGTCGGTGGGGTTGGGCTCAATCTCCAAACCGCCGATACGATCATCTTCGCGTCACTCGACTGGACACCGGCGAACGAGCTCCAGGCCATCGCGCGCGCGCACCGGATCGGGTCGACCGGGTGTGTCAACGTACATCGCATCGTCGCAAATGGAACGATCGATGAGCATGTGCTCAGATTGCAGGATGAGAAGCTCAAGCACGCTGCTGTACTGTTCGGCGACTCCAAGTTCCACAGCAAACTTGGAATCGATACGTCAGACATCCATAACTTTTCGCAACTGTTTTCACCAATTCAGTAAATAATTACCGGACGATCGATTCGAGACACCGACGACCCACCGCCCCTAGGCACGCCCGGACCGGTTAGAGTCAAAAAAAAAATAGTCGGGATTTTCGACTCTGCACACACCCTGGGTTCGAAACGCCGCGATGTACTGGTACCGCAGCTACCAGGTCCAGCTACCGACCGACCATGAAACGTATTCACCCGGTCGGTCGTCATCGCCACATATCCAATTAGTAAACAAACCCCGGCCGAATTACTCGCGACCAACCACTCGACACCGGATTTATTGCTCGCTAACCAATCATGTTCAGTGCACTCTACAACGCCAAGGCATCGTCCAATACGAAACGATCCAGGGGCGCGGATGACGACATCCCTCCCCTTCAACGCAGACGCGAGACGGTCGTTGGACGCGTGCTCCGTGGTATGGTCGATCGCCTGAACTCGGCGGGAATCGTTGACGAGTGGGAAGACGAGCTCGTGCGCGTCGAACGTTCGTTGATCGAGACGATGGATATTGTCCAGATCGAATCGGACGCCGATCCGACCGATGGCGATGCGTGTTCGCTCATGGTCCTTTGGGAGGAAACCGACGACAATGAATGGTACTTTGAACTCGAGTTCGAGTTGGTATACGACGAGGACGACGGATGGAGCATCACTGCAAACGGATGGAGACAGTAATTTCGATTCATCTGTAAGGGAAACAAACCGAATCTCAACTACCTGAAGGACCAACACAGGAGCCATCGCATCCATAGGGGTAGCAGGCCCACGTGGGTAGAATCAGAAAAAAAATCCATCGGGATTTTCATTTTTTGCTCCCGTCCCCGGTTCGAAACGCATATTTACATAAGTCAGTCAACAGTTAATGGACCGAACGGTTCGACTGACGCCACGCCCCACCTCCAGATCGGGAGACAACACAACAGCCGCGTCGAACGAATCGTGATCGACGCGATTTGACTCGTCTTCGAGTCGTGGAGTTCGAGCTTGAGCTCGTCGTCGCCCGTCTCGTCACCATGACACGCCAACGACATTCCATTGAGCTCCCGGCCGAAAACGACAAAGAATTTCGTGATCATGGCGTGCATTTTGAGCGAGCCCGGTGGCGTCCGGGTCATGGTCTTGCACTGTATTTCGACCTCGCGAACGAATCGATCAAATACAGCGTCGCGGTCTTCGCGGTCTTCGCGGACGTGGTTGTCGTGATCGACGGGCATTTTATACTTTTAGTATGCGAGGCGAACTCTCTTACAATTCGAATTGACGACGCAATGAATCGAGTGTCGTCCACGTCGCATCCCGATCAGATTCGACCATACCCCGGTCGCGCACCGTACCGACCGTCGACACGAGAATGCCAATCACCGTATTCAACTCATCGGTCAAATCGCCAACATCGCCAACCTCGTCCGGTTCACTACGTTCGAGACCATTGGCCGCGACGCGTGTCCAATAAATCAAGGCCTCGACGATGTCGTCGCACGACAATGCCTCCCCGGTCGTGCTCAACACCGGATTCCCATCGAACGCCGATCGAGATGCGAGCGTGACTCCGGTATGGATGAACGAGACAACATCTTCAATGTCTCGAGGCGAGGAGACGGTGACTGGATCGTCGAGCAACCACTCTGGTGGCGGCGGGAACCGATTCTGCGCGGACATGCAGAATGACGCGAGCGCGGGGAGCGCGGGCAGAGTGTCGGGGAAATCGAGCATTCTGGACGGTTGTACTGATTTAAAAAAAATTATGAACCGGGCTGTACCGGCTCATAAATAATGTACAACGAGGGTGCGTCCACATAGTAGACGTTTCGGAAATCACCAGCAAGCGTTTGCTTGCACTCGACCGCGTACCCCCCGCCCGACAACGCACGCTTCGAAATCACGGATCCCCATTGGTTTCGAACGATTTCGTGATCGTATTCGATAACGAAATGACTCAAATCCGGCTCCAGTCGGATCAACTGACCGGCCGCCTCGATCGAGTACGCATCGTCGAATGTGGCGATATCGCGAACGCGATTACGGTCAATGTACTGCATTAACCCGACCGGCCGGCGCAAGCCGAGCGATGTCTGGAATTGCGCGCGGAAGATTGGGGATGATTTGCTCGCGACCCACATCATGTTCTCACTCGAAATTGAAGTATTCGGAATTGCTTTTGTCAGAATTCGAGTTGACGACTCGTTTCGAACGTTTCGGAAGCGCGGGGCGTGCTGCGCGCTTTGCGTTTTCGACTTGTCGCATCAATCGCTCAATCTCGGCGACCAACATATCTTCTGCGACGCGCTGGTTATTCCGCACGCGCTTCGCGTCCTTGATCGCACGGTCGATCGTTTGCTGCGCGGCCTTCCACTTCTTCGTCGCGCGAGTTTTGTTATCGACTGCGATGGCCAGTTCATACTTCGCCCGATTCAGCTCGCGACCGAGCGAATCGACACGTTTCATCGAATCGACCAGTTTGTTCTTCGTCGACTTGATCCGCGATGCGATGATGAGCGACTTACCCTTCGTGTTCACCGAATTGTTTTTCGTCCGAACGGTTGGCACGGATCGAGTATTCACCGGGTTCGTCTCGACAAGTGCATGGAGTTTGTCGAAATACGCGTTCACCGCGTTGACAAAACGCGGCCCCGTCTTGAACCCGACCGGGAAGACCGAGACACGTCTCGTTTTCTCCGGTGCTTGTGTGAGTTTCTTCCATTTTGTATACGTCGCGCGCACGTCGGTGATGTACCGACCGAACAGTTTCAATGTCATGTCGGTATCACGTTTCATCGACGCCGTCACCCTGGCGTTCATCGACGGCGTCGCGCGTCGCTTGATTGCCGAGAACGAAGCGGCATTGCGGTCGAGGATGTTGATTTCTTGGATGATTCGCTGGACAACGAGCCGAGCGTCAGCCTTCGTGATCATCGTCGAAACGGGCGTATCCGCTCGTTTCTCCGCGACGTACGCGCGCCAGGTGGCCTTGACTTGAGTTGTATTCATCTTGTTGTAACAACGCAATATTATCTATCGCGTTGGCTCTGTTGGCTCGGTTAGTTAGTTAGTTCGGTTAGTTGTACAGGGATCCCATATTGTACTGATTCGCGTTTCTCAAATTCGATGCCTTCGTTCCTCCCCGGTTCGAAACGAAGTAGAGGACTGCCATCAAGCAGCAAATGAGCAATGCAAGTACGGCGACGTAGATTAAAATCGACGACGATGATGACGACGGTGGTGGTGGGGGTGGAGCGATCGTGTACTCGACTGGACGCGTCGGGACCGGCGTGATCGCAGCTGCTGCTTGGATCATCCCGGGCGACTCGGTTGGTAGATTGTAATTGATGCTGTCTCTCGAATCGAATACGACTCGATCGCCAGCGAGTACAGTCCCGGGAGGCACCGGTGACCGAGTCGGTGACGGAGTCGGTGTCCTGGGTGGGAGCAACGATTCGATTCCTGATTGGTCTAGCATGTATGGACTCATGCAAGATATTAACACGTCCCAGCGTGCTCACAAACGAAATCACGTAGGTTTTCGATAACCCGATCGTCGTCGAATTCGCTCACGACGCCGTTTCGGATATACAAGATTGTCGGGTAGGATGTCGGGGCAGCGGGACCGAGGACGCGTTGGAGATAGTCGCTCCACATGTCACCGTCAACGTCAAAGACATCGACCGCTTGGCCGAGCTCGTTCGCTAATTTCTCCATAACTGGGCGCGCGCGTTTGCAATGCCCGCACCAGTTGACGTTCACATAATAGACGGCGCCCGTCCGGCCGATCGTACCGTTGAATTTCTTCATCGTTTATATTCAACTGCAATATAATTATCCGACACGTGCTGAGACAACACGTTTGGTGAACAAGTCGGCGATAATTGTGATCCGATCTCGCCGGACTTCGAGGTTCAACGAATCAGCTTGGTCGACGACGCGGAGCGAGACGTTCGGGTAGGTGGCAATGAGCAGATCACTCGCTTCGTCTATTTTCATTCCCTCGACCCCTGGGACAACCGCACCGGCTCGGAATTCCCATCGCCTAGGATGTGAAAATTGCTGCTCGAACAGGGGACCCCGTGGATACAGAAAGGGTCGACCACCAACCCATCCTCGACGCATAATGGGTGCGGATGTTGGTTCGGGCGTCGGCGCGGACGTTGGCGCGGGCGTTGGCGCGGGCGCGGGCACGTACATGAGCTTCACCGTGACCAAGATCGTGACGATCGCGCAGGTGATGATTGCGACGAGACCAAAGATCGTCCTGGCTTGCATTGTTCGTATAGTATTAAACAATATAATGATTCCGACCGCGCTCAAAACGGGATTTGCCGCGAGCAATAATGATGGGGAGATGTCCGCGATTCAGACGAGACTTCTCGCGTTGCTCGCGTTGATGATCGAGAATTCGATCTCGAATGCGATCGTATACTCGACCCACGCCGGGATCGATGAAGTCGATGACGTGTTGATGGAGCGCGCACTGAAGGTTGAGGCATTACAATTCTTCGACCGGGACTCGCTCGAGGAAGATGTGCTCGAGCTCGAGAAAGAGATACTCGAGATGAGCGATGAGGATGATGACGATGAGGACGAGGAAGACGAGGAGATGAGCGACGACGACGGTACAATGCCGCCAGCCGATCTCGACGCTGACGGGGTCTGTCGATGTGACCTATGCAAACGATTCGAGACTGTCGACACTGATTGGAAAGCGTGGGACGTTACCGACGACCCGGTGAAGGCGTTCTTGAAAACTCACATCAATGATCTCTAATTACACATGAATCGGGCGGGGTGGTGCGTCGGTCGTCCAGTTGACGTGATGAACGTAACCCGGCTGGACCTCGTCGGCGACGAAGCGAGTGATTAGGTCGACAATATCTGTAACCACCAGATCGAACAACGGTTTCTTGAACGAACCGACACCGTCGCTTTCGAGCAGTTCGGACACGGTTGGTTTCTTAGTGAACAGCGCGAACGCCGCACCACCCGCGTCGGGGTTGATTCGGATCATGAGCTTGTCCCGTTCGAGATCAGCGACTGAAGAAAAGATGGCGGCTTCGCGGCGCCGTTCGCATTCGTACGATGCATGTTGTTGTTCGTCGACTTCGACGAATACCGTCTTGGAATTCGCGAAGCGCATAACCAGGTCTGGCCTGTACGCGGTGGTTGCCGCGTGCATCTTGATGGGTGCATCGAGTACGGCATCGAATTTGGACCCGGTTTCGTGGATTTTTGATACGATCGCGTTGACAATCATCTTTTCGTAAAATCGGATCACCGACCCGCCGCCTTCCTGGTCGCATCCCTTGCATAGTCCGTCCCGCTTCTTCACGTGCGTCGCGTCGTACCAGTTCAATTGGGTGACGAGGCAAACGCGGCACCGTGGGCCGACGACATCGAATTCGTTCTCTTCTTTATGGTCGCCACACGCGACGGGCGTGTCGCCGAAGTTGGCCGCGTACAACGTCTGTCGTATACACTGTTCTTCGCGGCATGGGTTGAGGATACGTCTGTACGCGCCGTCGCCCTTCGCGTGGTCGGGACACGAGAACGTTGTTACCCCACCCATGACTTTCTTCAGTAGCGCGCATTTCGTACACCCCGGTTTGTGGCACGCGCGCCGTCGTTTACCCGGCAAAAATCCCGATTCGGATCCACTCGCTTTGATCTCAGTATAGCACGGTCGGCACACTTTGACGACCGCCTTGGTACCGACACGCGTCGCTTTATCACCGCCCCCTCGCTGTCCGCACTTCACGCAATTCCCGGCTTGGTGATGTGTCAATTCGGTACCGAGGTGCCGAGATATAATACTGGCACATGGTCCGCAGGCCATGGTCGATTTCCCGATTCCGAAATTCGCCCGGTTTCCGCACGTACACATCTTCGTCCCACGAACGAATTCGTACGATGCTGGGGTCTTTGTCGCCAGACAGTGCCATAAACACACCGCAGGCCCGTCCGGATCGTTCGACAAACGCACGAGTGGGGTCTTGACCACGCACCCGACATGACTGCATGTGACGGGGACGTCCGTTTTTTTTTGGTGCAGTTGGCACCGTCTGGGCTTGGCAAATGAACTGTTACCGCCATGTGTCGCTTTGGCGGTACACGCCGGGTCCTCACATACCGCGCACGACTTGACTGATTTGACAGCCTCGATGGCATCGTCGATGATGTAGACATTGTCCGGGTACTTGACCGGCGCGCGATCGTCGCCGAACGCCAGTCCGCCCACCCGGGCAGTGTCGACGTACCCGGACAAGTGCTTGAGCGACCCAGCGGTCCGCGGGGGACTCGATTTGACCTGTTTGACCGCGTTAACCGCATTGACCGCGGTTTCGTCCGTTTCGATGCGCGGGCGTTTCGATTTCATCGAGTATCTAACATTTGAAATGATAAAAAATTCGTGCGTTTTCACGCATTTCAAATATGTTTATCGTGTACGCTGGTTCCTCGATCGATTCGGTCGACGCGGTCATTTCGACCCACCGGATGTGCGCCGAGCGCCGGTTCATCGAGCGCGAGCGCGTCCGCGCACTCAAACGAGGCGTGCACCCGACGCGGGTCGACCAATATTTAAAGAGAAAGATTGGTCACATCGCGGTCTGGCGTTTGACCAAGGCGGGTGAGTTTGCAACGAGTTGCCCGTGTTGCCTGTGCCGCGAGCAACTCATCGAGATCGGCCTGCTTGTCTCGTTCGTCGATCACGCAGGGAATCTCGTCGAGCGCGTTCCAGCTTCGTCTTGTCCCGCTGGGATCTTGACATCAGCGCAACGAAATCGTCTCCACATCGGCTAGTTGTACTTACCAGTTGGGATTGAGCGTGAAACGGTATACAACCATGTCGACTATCGTACGGGTCACAGACGGGAAGATCGAAACGGTGAGGCACGATCGAAAGCAATCAAAGCGATGCTGGCATTGTGTCTGTCAACTCGACGACCAGGCGAGTACGCTACCGTACCCCAAGTCGTATGACGAGAAGCGGAGGACGTTCGAGGTGTTCGGATCGTTTTGTTCATTCGCGTGCGTAGGCGCGTATAGTCGAGACCGGGGACGGCTATGCCCGGGTAGACAATCCGGGATTGCAATTTTTGAATTGTACAAGCAGCTGACCGGGTCGACGCGCCCGCCGCCCATCGCGCCACCGCGTGAGCTCCTGGATGAATTCGGGGGGCACCTAAGCATCGACGAATTTCGGAATCTGAGCGGGACCGAACGCGATATCGTCGCCGTACCGACCAACCTATACTACAAGTCGACGAGTTACCATGATCGAGCAGCACAAATATCCTCGACTGAGATCCGGCGGTCAGCGAACGCGTTCGTCGATACCGAGACGGCGACGCGACACCGCATGGTCGAGCCGGTGTCGAAAACAAAGACGGTACTCGAGATCGCACTGGGATTATGAGTGTGTAAAAATGCCGATAATTTTTATCGTATACACAGTATACTTATAAATTCTACCATGTCCTCAAGCAAATCGAATGCTCGTAATTTGACCGCGACCGAGATCGAGGAAAAGTTCGATAAGCTCGTCGAAGATCCAGTCCACCCATCCGGACTGAAATATGCGCTGATCTCGTTTTGCGCGAATGGGACGCGCCAGAGATTCGAGAACGATGCTGGTAAGGTCGCGCTTCGCGTCCGCGGGGCGTTCTCGACTTTGGACCGCGCCAAAAAACACGCGCCGAAGCTCGGAACCGGTCTCGATGTCTTTGTGACCGAGCTCGGGAAGTGGAGTCTCGTCGGGAACATCGACGACTCGATCGACGCAAAGCACCACCTCGTCGACATCGTCGAAGCGCATTCGAAGCGACTCGAGCATGAGAAGACTCGGTTCGAGAAACGCAAGAAACACGCGATGAAGAATGGCATCGACGATGTCCCGCCCGAACTCGCCGATCCGTGTGACACGGTTCCGCCACCTGGGAAACCGCTCGACACGATCCAGGAAGTTGAGGAAGTTCAGGATGTTGAGGAGGTCGAGGACGTCGAGGGTTCGCCTGGCGGTATATCGCTCGACGACGTCGACGCCGTCAAGGTCGATGATCTAAAGTACGTCGCGCTCTCGTACATAATGCCTGATCCTGAGTTCCAGACGCTAGAGACGCCGCCCGGTATCGTCGCGATCAAACTTCGAGGCGTATACGAATCGAAGGACGACGCGTCGAAGTATATCGAGTCGACGCTGAGCAGTTTCGATCACGATCACGATATCCTGGTCGCTGATTTGTACAAGTTCCTCGTGCTCCCAGCGGACGGGGAGATCACGGAAACCACCTACCGCGAAGAGTACCTCCACGACCTTTTCGAAGGCAAAGCGAAATCTCAAGCCGCTGCGTCCCAGTTCGTGCGCGAGCAGGATGCACGTCCCGAGCTCGAAAAGCTCACTCACCCGGCCGAGATCGCGGCAGCGGCCGATCCGAGTTCGGCAGGACCGTCTGGATCTTGAGATTTTCTTTTATTGCATATGAGTAACGTAACATATCAATGTCGACCTGGGTCAAGAGTGTTGAATTCAACGATACCGTCGTAAATCAATTAACATCGACGCCCGCACCCACCACATCGCCCACACCCGCACCCACCACCGCGCCCACGACCGCCCCGTCCTACCCGAATAATAACGGCTTTGGCGGCGCCGGTGGTGTCGTCTTCCCTCTTCCCGTCGCACCTTCACTCCTTATGGACGGGGACATTGCCGCGCTTAATCCGATCACGCCAGCACCCACGCCTGCGCCCGAGACGCTGGAGCCAGTTCCAGAAATGCCGATGATTATCGAGGAGGAAGAGGAGAAGCCGTTTTGGACGTGGTGGAAAATCGCGATCGTCGTCCTCATCGTCGTCCTCATCGCGATCGGGATTTGGTGGGCAATGAAACGAAATGGGAAGAACGCGAAGAAATCTGCAAACAACATCAACAACGGGACGAACGGGAAAGCTGCTAACATGAACAACAACATGAACAACATGAACAACACCAACGCCAACAACATGAACAATGCAAACTCGTTCGACAACGCGAACACGTACGGCAACGCAAACAATGCCAATGCATGGGTTAATAACAAAAAATAAATGTTTAACAACTACGATGACGACGACGTGAATCGGTTTCCAACGCACCCGGCAAAGTCGTACGCACCCGACGTCGTGACATTATACTTGGTATCGATCATAACGGGCCCATCGAACGATGCCGTCTCCGGATCGTAGGATGCGATGAATGTGTCGACGGCATCTCTCGAAATTGAAAAAATACGTACTTGCGATTCATCACATCGCAAATACCGCCCGTCAACCAGGTTGGATTGCGCTGGCGTGAAATTGTACGACATTCCAGCCGCGCGCGCGCTCTCCGCCGTTGCGTCGCCATTGAGTACGTGCGTCGCGACGCGCGTCCAGTCCAGTGTACGCATCGGGTACGCCGGGACGACGATACCGTGTTCGTATGGAAAGAAAATGAACTCGGGATCGATCGACATCGTGGCGTCGAGTACGACGAGTCGCGACGCGGTCGTCTTTTTGAAATGATCGATGGCGTGCTTTGTGGATTTGAAAAACTCGAATTGGACTGGACACACGAACTCGCCACCGGATGCGAGACTTTGCTGAAGTCGGATCATCATCGTTGCAAAGTTGACGGACGCCGTATACGTCTCATCGACGATGCCGGCGACGAGGACACTCCGACCGGTCTGATTGATCGAATCGGTCGTTTCGGTCGTTTCGGTCGAATTGGGTGTGGGTACCATTTTGATTGTTTTTGTTTTGGTTAATTACAATTCGAGTCGAGCGGAAATCATTTTTGAAAGATCCGACGTATGTGTGAGTTCGCCGACGTGCACCAAGGGAGCGGTCAAATCGGCGAAGACGCGCATACCGTTCCCCTGGCACTTGCGGCAAAATGCGTAATCTTCTGAAAGGAAACGACGCGTCTCGGGACAAATAAACGTTTCGAACAATGCGACGTACTCGGGCATCACATCACGCGAGCTTGGGATATCGTTCGCGACGCGCAGATCATCGTAATAAATCTCACGCAGTGCGCGTAGGGAGTCGAGACGAATCATCATCATCCCGGTGGCAGCGTCCAGGACTTCGATAAATCCATTGCGCACGTCATGGCTGGTCTTGCCCTGGACCAGGTTAATGTTGAACCCGAGCGCGGCATCGGCAAGCTTGGCACCGAGCTTGATTGGGTCGGATGACGTTCTCGACGTATCGTTCTCGACGGCTGCCTTGCCGGTCGACATGACACTGTTGAAATCCAATCCCTTCTTCGAATATATTCCAGCCGTCACGGGCGCATTGAACGCGGCGAGACGGAGTACAGTGACCACGTCGAATGCAATATCAGCATCGATGAAGAGGAGATGCGTTGCGTTCGATTTCATCGCGCGCTCGGCTAGAACGCACCGGCCGCGCGAAATGAGCGATTCGTTCCCGATAAATTCGAATGTCAGACGGATACCATGGACTAGACAAAACGATTCGAGTCGAAGTAATGACGTCAGAAACTTGATATTCATCTTGCATCCATAGCACGGTACGGCGATGAAAACGTGCGTCCCAATCGATTTTAAGTGCGCCGCGAGTTGATTCGGTGTGCTGGGGAACTCGGTTGGTGGATCGACGCGCGTCGCTTCTGTCAAATCGAGCATCGCGTGTATATATATATACGATGTCGAGAGATTTGAATTTATGGACATTTCACGCGCATCTGCATGTACACCGTCTACCTGTACAACGCGATCAGCAATCCGAGGAGCGTATCGATGAAGACGATCCGGCCGGCGTCGGCTGGTTTATTCAAGTACAACAGTGCCGCGGCGGCGAGGTACAAGAGTCCATGGACGACTCGGTAGGGTGCCCACCATGTCACCCCGCCACCCTCTGGTGCATTGAGGCGCGAGTTGGTCGCGTAGAGTGAGAGAAACCCGAGTCCAATGACGATGAACATGGTTTGTAACCATGGCGAAAACAGATTTTTGGAGGCTGCGTATGCGAGTCCAAGACGCGTTGGGATGCACCCAAGAATAAACAATGGCTTCATGATGTACTAAATGTCAATATATTCGAGATGCGCGCGTAAAACGGCGGGGTTTTCAAATGTTGAGTTGTTCTAGAGAACGATGGATACTGGGTTTTCGATCAGTAAGTTCAAACCAGGGGATATGCCCGATTCGCCCGTGATCGTCGCGATCGCAAAGCGACGGAGTGGAAAATCGTTCCTGATCCGAGATATACTCTATCAAATGCGGAAACGGTTTTGCGGCGGGATCGTCATGTCAGGAACCGAGGAAGCGAACGGATTTTATGAGAGCATGGGTGTCCCGCCAGCCTATATCTTCCACGATTTCGACGAGCCCGCATTGGAACGACTCGTCGAGACGCAGAAACGATTAACGAAGGTAGGCAAGGCCCAGCCCGTGTTCGTGATATTGGACGACGTCGCGTACAGTAAAACAATTTTCAATCGCAAAGTCATTCGCGAGTTGGCACTGAACGGTCGGCACTATCGAATCACGCTCATTCTCGCACTCCAATATGCGTTAGACATCCCTCCGGCGATCCGTTCGAACCTCGACTATGTGATGCTCTTACGTGACAACATCAACCGCGATAAGCTCTACAAAAATTTCTTCCATGGGCTGGTCCCGAACTTTGCCTTCTTCAACGAGTTGATGGACCGGTGTACTGCCGATTATCGGACGCTCGTGCTCGACAATGCCGCGCACAGTACGCGCTTATCAGATATCTTATTCTGGTACAAAGCGAAAGATCACAAGCGATTTCGTCTCGGTACAGAGAACTACTATCGATTCAACAGTCAACGGTACCGAGATGATGACGGTGATACAAACGCACCCAAGAAACGGTCTGGTGTAAAGCTGACTCGGTAGTTTTAATGTTGCCACTCTTTATACATCAGTATATATATACAGTGAATATCCAATGAACGCCGCATTGAAGACTGCCATCCGGGATTCGAACATTCGAAAAGTCCGGCACCTTCTCAAAACGACTTCGAGGGTAAACTTGCCACTCGACGCTTCACTAGAAGCTGCGATCAATTCCAACAGTCTCAAGGTCGTCAAACTTCTCCTCGATGCTGGTGCGGATGTCAATTTCCTTCCGAAGGGGAGATGGTTCACTCCGTTGGCGCATGCGTTGGCGAGCGGGCGATACGATATCGCGCGGTTGCTTATCCAACGCGGCGCTGACGTGAACAAACTCGGCCGTGGGACCCCAAGAGCGACATTCGGGAATGTCCCGCTCTACTACGCTATACGTTCGTTCACAGGCCGTCCGGGCGGCGAACGCGCACCGATCGGTCTCATTCGTGAACTGATTCTCAATGGTGCATGTAAAAGCCTGGTATCATCCAAGAATACCCGTGTACTGAGCAAGCAAGGTAAGCGTGTACTCGAACTTGCGATTTCCAGGGGAGCGTATGATGCATTCGAGTTGCTGTTGTCTTCGTGCAAGATCCCGGTCGGAACTAAAATTGATGGTCTATCCTTTTTCCACATCGCAGCGGGCGTGACTGCTACTCGGTACGTCCCCGGTGTGGTCAAGATCATTCGATTCCTGGGTCGCAATGGACTCGACCCGAATGTGAAAGATAAATTCGGCATCCAACCAGTGACCCTCGCGACCAACACGACGATTAGGAATGTACTGATCAAACTCGGCACGCGTGTGCGGACGACCAAACGCAAGGTCGATGCGTCAAATACCCGGAAGCGGTCGGGGTATGGGGGGCCAGTCTCGTCGGCGAAACGTCATAAAGGATTGAAGGTTGCGAGATGAATTACATGAGAATCGGACCGGGTGGGTCCGCGAGTGCTTGGCAAAATCGCGCGATCAATCCGGCCGCACCGGGTGGTTCGTCGTCGATGACCATGAACTCGAATAACGTCGACGAGAATGTCGACGAGAATTTCCAATTGCGTGAAAATACGTCATGAACGACGCGACTTGATTCAATGACGTCGTCACCGTTCACGCACAACTTGTGTTCCAGTTCGGTAAGGACGCGTTGAGTAATTCGAAACCGGTCGAGTCGTTCGACGCGGACACCGTCGGGTGTGTTTGCCCGAGTCGTCAGTAGGAACATATCGCCATCTTGTTCAATTGCTTTTGTGAACGACCTCGCCATATTGGCGAGGTCGTCTAGTGTCATCTCAGGATGCGGGACCGTCTCGATCTCGATACATTCGATCGGGATCTTCGTCGAATCCCGAGATCGTTTCCGCCCGGGTCGGTCGACGCGTACGATCCGTGCTGGTCGTTCGATCGGTTCGATCGGTTCGACCGGTTCGGTCGGCTCGCCCGATCCGTCGATATGTTGGCACGATTTGATATGTCGCATCGTCTTCGATTTCGTTGGATGCGACCACCAACACCCTGGACATACGAACACCTTGATCATATCGACCGCGTCGGACGCGCCGAGACGTGGTGTGTGCGTTTCGATATACTCACCAAAGTCCCGAATCTCTTTGGGGAGCTCGACATCGACGTCGACGAGATCGTCATACGTCAGGTGTTCCCGTAGTCCAGGGAGGCGCGTCGTTCTCGACCAGTCTGTTTTGATTCTCGACTCGGGTAAACTCGAGTCGGAAACGACCGTGTCGTACGCATTGACGACGAATCGAACGAGCCACGTCAGTGTCGCGTCGCATTTCGGAAGTTTGACGACCCCATCGTCCGTTTTGATCACGTATGCACCGTTATACTCGGCGATGCACCGCGTGACATCGAGAATGAACAGTTCAAAAAACCAGACGAGGCGTTGTATAAAATGACCTTGGACGATCTGTTCGAATACGTCACCACGGTCGACGTAGACACGTTCGATCAACCGTCTGGCATTGATGGTTGTGATTGATATCGAGACCGACACCCACTCGGTATACGTCATCACCGCATCGGTGAGTGCGTATGCGATTGGGATGCGCGTGAGATGTCCGCCAGCCGGGCACGCCGCGGTGTGTCGAGTGACGTTTATGTTCGACACCCATATTTGTCCACACGAGCATTTCGTCGCGTCAATTGTACGCATTGACCGTTACTTACTTACTTGAGAGTGATTTCATTGTGAAATTCGTTCAGTGTCGGGATCAATTTGACAATTCGATCATTGATCCGCTTCGCATACTCTGTTTTGAACGCTCTTGGGTTCCCGTTGATCATATCACCGATCGTCAGCTCACACGACGCATCGAGTTTATCGAGTTTTTCCGTTGGGTCGAGTGACACGTTGCGTTCGTCATCGCGTCGTCCATCCCTACCAATAATTGCCGTCGGTCGACACGCCAGATCGTTGATCGAGAAAATCCACGACGCGAACCGTCTGAAGCCATGGGTAATCGGGATCTGCTCACGTTTCACAATTCCATTGACCGGCATGACGGCGTGGATGTAACGTCCACAACGAATCGCGCGACGCCAATCGGGATCGTGTGCGTATTTCGAGAAACACGTCCTGAACACGTCGACAATCCGGTCGGCGCCTGTACTCGTGACCGTCTCGGCGACGACACGCGCCGCGTGTGCGGTCGAGAAAACGGGTTCGAGCTCGTCAATACGGTCGATCCCCACTGGTTGGGCCGGACCGAACGGGTCATGGCGATCGCGTTCTTCGTCAGTATACCAACACGTCATCACCGCGACCGGACAACCCGGCTTATCCCGGTCATAAACTCGGCCATATTTGCATGTACGCGCGTGCCGTGCGATGCGCTGTTTGTTCGGATGCGCAACGCCGCATGTTGTACAAACATGAACTCTGATGAGCCGGTGGGTCGGCGCGTCGTGATCGAGACATATCGCGCGACCTGGTCCATAGTTCTCGGGTTGCCGAGATTCGAAAAGACTCTCTCGCGTCGGGATGAAACGCTCGACATCGTGGACGATTTGTTGCATCCACGGTTGATACCGCGTGATCGAGGCGGGTGTCGTTATTTCTGGGATTCCTCGCATTGCATTCGTCTTCCACGCGATCGCCGCGCGAGGTAGGTACTTCTCACCGAGGACGTCACGGTTCGATGCATTCGATACGAAGTATGCAATATCGCCGAGCGTGCAGAAAAGCTCAAACGCAAGCTCTTGGTATGTCGTCTTCGTCACTGGCATCGTGACGATCTCGAAATCGTCGATGGTTCGAGATGCTCCCAACACCGATCGGTACTGGACGATCGAGTTACGCCACCGAAAAACCGTTTGGAATTGGCGGCTCTCGTTATTCGTGATCGTGTCTCGAGACCAGGTGATCGCGAACAGTTTCCGCATCGCGTCGACGATGTTGCCGAAGAGGAGTCTGTGAAGTGTCGAATATGGGATTGTCGCGACGAGTTCGGCGAGTCCATCGATCGATGTCGGCGTTGTCTTTGATTTGTACAGTTCGTTTTTGAACCACGCTAGCATCGTGGCGTGTGGGAGTGCGCGTCGTGTAGACAGATCGGACGGGATACCGAACCAGATCCGCCTTGGACTCATCTCATGGACGTGTTTTTTCGAATTCGACTTATCCATGGTCGTGTACGAGCAAGTAGTGCACGCATATTGCTCGCAGTGATACTCGCATCGTTGTTCGCGGAACATGTTAAATGCTATAGCAAATATTGCACTGATCGATTCCTTCGATCGACCGATCTACTGTTGTAAAATGTCCAAGATTGAAGTTTAGTAGTATTCGACGCGGTCTCGACACTGTTCGAGTGTCGAGATGGCCGACTCGACGGCGTCATCTAGCGAATCCATCTCGGCTTGGATCGACCGGTCGAGTTGATTGAGCTCGGTTTGTGTTTCGATGAGGATTTCCTCGAGCTCGAACGCAAGTACGTCGTCGACGACGGATCCGAGTTTCTCGTTAATCCACCAAACCCGCCTGGACAGAAAATCTAGTTGCTCTAGCTTGGCCTCGGTTCGCTTCGTGTACGCACTCACGAGCAATTCGATAGCGTCGTCGATGGTGCGAGTAAATGCGATGTACGTAGTCTGTTTCATATTGATTATTTGTATTACAATCCATTAAATGGATTCAAAGATACTGGTCGACAACTTTGTCGAGGTTGTGGATCACGCGCTTTCCTGCGACGTCGATCGCCATCCCAAACACCGAGTTTGTCGTCCTGGCCGATGCGAATTTCGACCCGGTTTGCACCGCGGTATCGTCGGAAACGGCCGCGTGCTGACGACCACCAGTCAAATCGATCATCGCTGGGTTCGAAACGATATCGGCGACGCACCTCGCATGTGTCGTCGCAATGAGTTGGACACCCCGCGACGCAGCGCGCATTGCGGCCGCGGCGTCTGCTTCCGTCAACAGCTCGTCGATGATGACGACTGCGGGCGTATGGTTCCTGACAGCGTGATCGATCGCGTCCGCATGTGACGTGCCGGGGTGGACGCAAATACGGCGCGCTGATCCGATCCCGACCGGGAGGCTACCACCGCCACCGAGCTCACCGGATTCGTCGACGACGATGACGCGACGGCGCGCGTACGTGCTCATGTACTCGGAGATGGCGCGCAGTGCGGTCGTTTTCCCCGATCCCGGTGGGCCGAACAACAACGTTGATTTCCCGAGGGGGAGTGTCGTTTTCATTTCGTCGGTGAGAACGTCGTGTACGTCGAACGTGGAATGTTTTCGCATCGTCAACCCGACGACGGACCCGGCGTGATCACGGAGCGCCGACCATCGATTCAGCGACCCCGGGGCGATCGCGCGGTCGTGAGCCGTATGCGTCAAGCTGGCCCAGATCGTCTCGATGTCACTCGCGCTCAGTGTTTTAGATGGGAGAACGAGTTCGGGGTCGTTCGTTCGAGAATGGATCGTAACGCATCGCCCGGCGTCGAGCGTAACGTCGATGATGTCGTCATCGGAGAGCATTTGGGTGAATGCATCGAAATCCGAACGGCGATCGAACAATCTCGAAAGCGTCGGACCAGTTCCGAAATACTTTGCGATGGTCGCGTCGTCGGCCGCGCGCGGGATGGCGCGTGGCGCGATCTTCGTGTACTGACGCACATTCGCGCGAGCAATTAAATGGGTGCGAGCAATTGCGGTGCGGAACATTTGGCACGGGGTTTGTATCAATTATTGATTTATGATCTGCCGGGTGGTGCAGTCGCGACCGAACAATGTGCGAATCCAGGTGGTGGGATCTCGGCGCGGGCAAATAGACCAGTTCGGGCAAATATGACGAAAGGGAGCGCTACTAGCAATTTTGGGCCAATTTAACGCCAAGGTGCCGTGAAGACCATATGGTACCTCACTGGGAGATTTTGGATAAGTTTAGTTTCTATAGGGAATTTGGATCCATTCAAATTTTCAAGCTCAAGAAAGTTTTCCGAAATCTCCCAGTGAGGTACCATATGGTCTTCACGGCACCTTGGCGTTAAAATGGCCCAAAATTGCTAGTAGCTCTGCTGTGCGTCAAA